ATGACGACACCGGTCGCACCCCCGAACGCGTCGATGCCCTCTATCACGAGATCGATCGACGACTGGCTGCTCTTGCGGCGCAACGGGAAGCTAAGGGAAGCCGTGGAAGAGACGGTCATGTCGCGGCTGGCGGCGCTGAAGGCGGCCTTGCGGCCGGCGTCGGCGCTGCACCAGAAGCCCCCGCCTGATCCCTGGACCACCTGGCTGTTCCTCGGCGGTCGCGGCGCGGGCAAGACCTTCGCCGGGGCCTCCTGGATCGCCGGGCTGGCGACGGGACCCTGCAACCTCGCCCTGGTCGGCCCTACCTTCCACGACGTCCGTGAGGTGATGATCGAGGGGCCTTCGGGCCTCAAGTCGCTGTTCCCGACCGGCGAGCGGCCGCGTTGGGAAGCCACCCGCAAGCGCCTGGTTTGGAAGAACGGCGCCGTCGCCCAGGCCTTTTCGGCCGAGGATCCCGACAGCCTGCGCGGTCCGCAGTTCCACGCCGCCTGGGCCGACGAGTTCTGCGCCTGGCCCAAGCCGGCCGAGACCCTGGCCATGCTGCGGTTCGGCCTGCGCTTGGGCCAGGACCCGCGCCTGGTGGTCACCACCACGCCCCGGCCGATCCGCGCCCTGCGGACCCTGATCGCCGAGCCGGGCACGGCCCAGACCCGCGCCCCGACGGCGGCCAACGCCGCCCACCTGGCGCCGGCCTTCCTGGCCACCCTGCAAGGCCTGTACGGCGGCACGCGGCTGGCCGCCCAGGAGCTGGACGGCCTGATCGTCGAGGGCGAGGGCGGCCTCTTCCGGGCGCAGGACCTGGCCCGCTGTCGGGGCGCGCCGCCGGCCGCCTTCGACCGGGTGGTGGTGGCGGTCGACCCGCCGGCCACCGCCACCGGCGACGCCTGCGGCATCGTGGTCTGCGGCCGGTTCGACGGCCGGGGCTTCGTCCTGGCCGACCGCACGGCGCGCGGCCTGTCGCCCGCCGGCTGGGCCCGCCGCGCCGTCGAGGCCGCCGTGGCCTGGAACGCCGACGCCCTGGTGGCCGAGGCCAACCAGGGCGGCGACATGGTCCGCGCCGTCCTGGCCCAGGCCGCGCCGCCCTGCGCGGTCAAGCTGGTCAAGGCCTCGATCGGCAAGCGGGCCAGGGCCGAACCGGTGGCGGCCTTGTACGAACAGGGCCGCGTCGTCCACTGCGGGGCGTTCCCGGCCCTGGAGGAGGAACTGATGGCGCTGGGCTCGGGCGACCTGGGCCACAGCCCGGACCGGGCCGACGCCCTGGTCTGGGCGCTGAGCGAGTTGATGCTGGGGGTGGGGAGGCGGCCGCGGTTGTCGGTGTTGTGAGTCAGCTTGCTCTCCCCTCCGTCGGCTTCGCCGGCGCCTCCCCCACAGGGGGAGGATCGTGAAGCCATAGGTCCTCCCCCTGTGGGGGAGGCGGCCCAAAGGGCCGGTGGGGGGAGTGGTCCTGAATATCGGCGCGGATGGCCGAGATCGCGCCGTCTACCGATTGCAGCACCCATCGCGCCGGGATTCGCAGGGTCCGAACGCCTCGCTCCGCCATCCAGCCGTCACGCACCGCGTCCCGTTGCGGCTGGTCTCCGACCTCATGGGCGTAGCTGTCGATCTCGACCGCCAGCCGCGCAGACGCACAGAAGAAATCGAACACGTAGGGTCCCATCGGGTGTTGGCGGCGGAATCTCAGGCCGTCGAGCCGTGAACCCCGCAGCGCCGACCACAGCACCCGTTCCGGCACGGACATTTCCTTCCTCAGTTCGCGAGCCTTGGTGATGAACGCCTTGGGTTCTCGCATGCCGTTTCACTCCCCCCACCAGCCTTCGGCCGCCTCCCCCACAGGGGGAGGACCTGATGTTGATCGTCCCGCACTCATAACATGTTCCCTATTCGTTCTCAACCTCCGAGGCGCCCCGTCATGCCCCTGTTCCGCCCCCGCCGTCCGTCCCCCATGGCGCCGGAGACCAAGGACTCCCGCGCCGCGCGGCTGATCGCCATCACCACGGCCGGCCGGCCGCGCTGGACGCCGCGCGACTATGCGGCCCTGGCGTCGGAGGGCTTCGCCAAGAACCCGATCGCCTATCGCTGCGTGCGGATGATCGCCGAGGCCGCGGCGGCCGTGCCGCTGGCGGTGTTCGTCGGCGGCCGGCGCACCGACGACCATCCGCTGCGCAAGCTGCTCCAGGCCCCCAACCCCGAGCAGGGCGGGGCCGACCTGATGGAGGCGTTCTTCGGGCATCTGCAGGTGGCGGGGAACGGCTATCTGGAAGCCGCTGGAACCGACGTCCCCTCCGAGCTCTACGCCCTCCGCCCAGACCGGATGACCGTGGTCCCGGGCCCGCGCGGCTGGCCGCTGGCCTACGACTACCAGGCCGCCGGCCGCACGGCGCGGATCGGCCGCGACCCCTCCGGCTGGCTGCCGGTGCTGCACCTGAAACTGTTCAACCCCACCGACGACCACTACGGCTTCTCGCCGCTGGAGGCGGCGGCCTTCGCCATCGACGTGCACAACGCCTCCGGGGCCTGGAACAAGGCCCTGCTCGACAATTCGGCCCGGCCGTCCGGGGCCCTGGTCTACGCCAATCGCGAAGCGGGCGACCGGCTCTCGGTCGAGCAATTCGAGCGGCTGAAAGCCGAGCTCAGCGACGCCCACGCCGGGACCGCCAACGCCGGCCGGCCGCTGCTGCTGGAGGGCGGGCTGGACTGGCGGCCGATGTCGCTGACCCCGGCCGACATGGACTTCATCGCCGGCAAGCACGCCGCCGCCCGCGAGATCGCCCTGGCGTTCGGCGTGCCGCCGCAGCTGCTGGGCGTGCCCGGCGACGCGACCTACGCCAACTATCGCGAGGCCAACGGCGCGTTCTGGCGCCACACCGTGGTCCCGCTGGCCGAGCGGGCGGCGCGGGCCCTGTCGGTGTGGCTGGCGCCCAAGTTCCCGGACGCGCGGATCGGCTGCGACCTGGACGCCGTGCCGGCCTTGTCGGCCGAGCGCGACGCCCTGTGGGCGCGGCTGGAGGGGGCGAGCTTCCTGACCGACGACGAGCGGAGAAGGCTGGCGGGGCTGGAGGGCTGATCTGTTCCTTCTCCCCTTGCGGGAGAAGGTGTCAGCGTAGCTGACGGATGAGGGGTCGCACAGACCCGACCGCCACGCCGCTAGCAGCTGACCTCACCATCGACCCCTCACCCGACCCGCTGCGCGGGCCACCCTCTCCCGCAAGGGGAGAGGGAAGGGAGACACCCATGACAACCTCACCCACCCGCTGGCGCCTCGATCGCCAGATCTCCGTCGCCGTGCTGATCGCCGTCGCCCTGCAGGCCGCCGCCGCCCTGATGTGGGCCGGGCGGGCCTCGGCGCGGATCGACGACCTGCGCCAGCGCCTCGACGCCCAGGCCCCGGTCGCCGAACGGCTGGCCAGGCTGGAGACCCAGGCCGACGCCACGCGGGCCTCGCTGGCCCGGATCGAGACCAAGCTGGACCGGCCGTAGGGCCCCGACTTGCCACCGCAGGAGTCCCTTCATGACCGAAACCGACCTCCCCATCGAAGGCCACGCCTCGCTGTTCTGGACCCGCGACCTCAACGACGACGTCACCGCCGCCGGCGCCTTCGAGACCAGCCTGGCCCGCACCGGCCCAGGCGGCGTGAAGATGCTGCACCAGCACGACGACGCCGAGCCGGTCGGCGTCTGGGACGCGATCACCGAGGACGCCAAGGGCCTCCACGTGCGTGGCCGCATCCTCCGCACGACCCCAAGGGGTCGCCTGGTCGCCGCCCTGGTCGAGGCCGGAGCGCTGGACGGCCTGTCGATCGGCTTCCGCGCCGTGAAGGCTCGCCCCGACGAGACCGGCCGCCTGCGCGTGCTGCGCGAGGTCGAGCTGTGGGAGGTGTCGATCGTCACCTTCCCGATGCTGCCGGGCGCGCGGCTCAGGCGCGCCGGCTGAACCAATCTCCCTTCCCCCTTGATGGGGGAAGGGTCGGGGATGGGGGTGACCACGGCGGTTCCACACCCCGGGTCGTCCGACGCCTCATCCCCGTCCGCCTCGGGTCGAACGCTTCGCGTTCACCCCCATCCCAACCCTTCCCCCATCAAGGGGGAAGGGCTTTTTCGGAGATTCCCATGAAGGAAACCAAACAGGCCGCGGCCTCGCCGGAGGCCCGCGCCGCCTTGCACGAGGTGCTGGCGGCGTTCGAGGGCTTCAAGGCCGCCAACGACCAGCGGCTGGCCGCGCTGGAGACCAAGCGGGCCGACGTGCTGCTGGAGGAGAAGGTCGCCCGCATCGACGCGGCTGTCTCCGAGGCGCAGGGGCGGCTGGACCGGGTGCTGGCCGACGCCCGGCGACCCACGCTGGGCGGTGACACGCCGCTGGCGCGTGTCGACGAGCGCAAGGCCGCCTTCGACCGCTACATGAAGACCGGCGAGACGCCGTCCCTCCTGCTCGAAGCCAAGGGCCTGTCGGAAGGCGTGGCCAGCGCCGGCGGCTATGTCGCCCCGGCCGAGCTGGAGCGGCAGATCCTGCGCCGCCTTCAAGCCACCAGCCCGATGCGCGACATCTGCCAGGTGCGGACCATCGGGGCCGGCACGTTCCGCAAGCCGGTGTCGACCGCCGGCCTGGCCGCCAGCTGGGTGGCCGAGACCGCCGTCCGGCCGGAGACCACGCCGCCGACCCTGGACGTGATCGACTTCCCGGCCGGCGAGCTCTACGCCAGCCCGGCCGCCACCCAGGCCCTGCTCGACGACGCCTATGTCAACATCGACGAGTGGCTGGCCGAGGAGGTGCAGGATGCCTTCGCCGCCCAGGAGACCGCCGCCTTCGTCGCCGGCGACGGGGTCAACAAGCCCAAGGGCCTGCTGGCCTACACCGCCGCGGCCGACGCGACGGCCACCTGGGGCCAGGTCGGCTACCTGGCCACCGGCGTGGCCGGCGCCTGGCCGGCCTCGAACCCGACCGACAAGCTGATCGACCTGATCTACGCGGCCAAGACCCAGTACCGCCAGAACGGCCGCTTCGTGATGAACCGCCGCACGGTCAGCGCGGTGCGCAAGTTCAAGGACGCCCAGGGCAACTACATCTGGAACGCGGCCCTGCAGCCGGGGCAGTCGGCGTCGCTGCTGGGCTATCCGGTCACCGAGATCGAGGCCATGCCCGACGTCGCGGCCAACGGCCTGGCCGTGGCGTTCGGCGACTTCGAGAAGGGCTACCTGATCGTCGACCGGGCCGGGGTGCGGGTGCTGCGTGACCCCTATTCGGCCAAGCCGCACGTGCTGTTCTACACCACCAAGCGGGTCGGCGGCGGGGTGCAGAATTTCGACGCCATCAAGCTGCTGAAGTTCGCGGTGAGCTAGGTTTTCCTTCTCCCCTTGCGGGAGAAGGTGGCCTGCGAAGCAGGTCGGATGAGGGGTCTCTCAGACCTGTCCGACCTGCTTCGCAAACGGCCCCGAAACGCCACGCGACCCCTCATCCGTCGGCTGCGCCGACACCTTCTCCCGCAAGGGGAGAAGGAACGGGAAAATCTCATGCCCCTCTCCGTCACCCTGGCCGAGGCCAAGGGCTTCCTGCGCGTGGCCGACGCCGCCGAGGACGCCCTGGTCGGCCTGCTGATCGACGCCGCCGAGGCGCGGGTCGCCGCGGCCGTCGGCCTGGCCCTGAGCCCCGCCAGTCCCGCGCCCCTGCGCCTGGCGGTCCTGACCCTGGTCGCCCACGCCTACGAGCATCGCGGCCCGTCTTCCGAGACGGGCGCCGAGCCGCCGCCGGGCCTGGTCGAACCCTGGCTGGCCCCCTACCGGACGGCGCGGCTGTGAGCGGCCCCGGGAATTTGGGTCCCGAGGCGGCCCTGACCGCCGCCGTGGTCGCCGCGCTGCGCGCCGCCCCGGCCGTCGCCGTCCTGGTCGCCCAGCGCGTCCACGCCGACCCGCCGCGCAGGCCGACCTATCCCTGCGTGATCGTCAGCCGCCAGGAGAGCCGGCCGTTCGGCCCGGACGCTGACGGCCTGGAGCACCTGGTCACCCTGACCTGCGCCTCGAAGTTCGGCGGGCCGGAGGAGGCGCGAGCCGTCACCGCCGCCGTCCGCGCCGCCCTGCACAACGCCGCGCCGCCGGTCGAGGGCCGGCGGCTGGTGACCCTGCGCGTCACCTATGCCGACGTCTTCCGCGCCGCCGACCGCGAGCTGTCGCTCGGGGTGTTGCGGGTGCGGGCGGTGACGGAAGCGATGTGAATCTCCTTCTCCCCTTGCGGGAGAAGGTGGCCGCCGAAGGCGGTCGGATGAGGGGTTTCCCCGATCCGTCCGCACGACCCCTCATCCGTCGGCCCATTCCTCAACAGGGGGGCCGACACCTTCTCCCGCAAGGGGAGAAGGAAGAAAGGAAATCCCCATGGCCGCCCAAGCCGGCAAAGACATCCTCCTGAAGATCGGCGACGGCGGGGCGCCCCAGGCCTTCGTCACCGTGGCCGGCCTGCGGGCCCGCGCCATCAGCCTCAACGCCGCGACCATCGACGCCACCGACGGCGACAGCACGGGCCGCTGGCGCGAGCTGCTGGCCGGATCGGGCGTGCGCTCGGTCGCCGTCTCGGGCGCGGGGGTGTTTCGCGATGCGGCCTCCGACGCCGCCGTGCGCGACAGCTTCTTCGCCCAGACCGCCCGCACCTGGCGGCTGGTGATCCCCGACTTCGCGCAGCTGGAGGGGCCGTTCCTGGTGGCGGCCCTGGAATATGCCGGCGAGCACGACGGCGAGGCGGCGTTCGCCCTGTCCCTGGCCTCGGCCGGGGCGGTGACGTTCACGGCGATCTAGAGAAACCCCATGCCCACCCCCAACCCCGCCCGCGGCGAGGTCGTCGTCCCCCTGGCCGGGACCCCGCGCCGCCTGTGCCTGACCCTGGGCGCCCTGGCCCGCATCGAGGCGGCGCTGCGGCTGGACGACTGGAGCCAGCTGCCGCAGCGCTTCGGCCGCCTGTCCGCCACCGAACTGACCGCCGTGCTGGCGGCCCTGCTCGAGGGCGGCGGCGAGAATCCGGACGTGCTTTCCCAGCGTCCGGTCTCGGTTCCCGAGGCGGTGGCGGCGGTGGCCGCC